TAGTGGTGATGATATTGTATCTACAATTGGATTTGAAGACCAATATGGTAACGCTGGAAGTGGAACTGTAACAGTAAACGTATTTGCTAATCAAGCACCAACTGCTACATTTACAAATCAAACAACAAAACTTAACACAGATAGTGCGTTAAATAATGTAACTTTAGTTAGTATGAGTATTTCAGATACGGAATCGGATACACCATACTCAGTTACACTTAGTGGAACTAATGCTAGTAGTTTACAATTAAGATATGGAAATGTAAATTCATCATCTGTTGAAATACAATCAAACACCAGTTTATCCGCAGGTACTTACACATACAATGCAACTGTAACTGATAATTTTGGTAAATCTCAATCATATAATGGTAGAACTTTCACAATTGCACAATCTGCAGATTATGGTAAAGTTTATGTTTATCGTTCAAACTTTGGTTCTTCCGCTGGACTTGGTTCTAACTACAACGGAGTAATGGGAATTAGTACAGTAGATAGTGGAACACCACCAGAAGTAACAGCATTTACAGCAAACAGCACATCACCTATGAGATTAATAAGTTCCTCACTAGGAGATGCATCATTAAGTATGTCTGGAGGAGCTACCGCAACTAGAGTGGCAATATTAAGTGGTAGTAAATTAGATACAATACTAAACGATGCCGGGCCATTTACAATGGGTAGTACGGCCGAACAGTATATAGTAATTGCACCATCTGGTTCAGATATGTATGGAGTACCAACATCTGTAAGAGATTCATTTGGTGGTTCAACTGCAGGAGAGTTTGTAATGAGTGTAAACGCCGATGGTGGTGGGTATGGAATTGAAGCAACTGATATACATCAATTAGATATAGAAGGTTCTTTAAATGGATATGATAAATATGTAGTAATAGGTAGAACGGGACATAATGCCGCTGGTTCGGTATATATAAGATTTACTGAAAGTTCTGGTTCAATACCAAGTTAATAATAAATGAAAAAAAGGAAGATATAGAGTATGCCAAGTTTTAGTTCACAATTACAATTATCAAGTACTGCCAAAACAAGTAATATTGTACTGGCCGATATAGATAGAGTTAAAGGAGCTTTTAAAGTTTACGCTACTGCAAATGCAATGAACACAACATCAATTAATTATTTTACAGATAAACAAATTGTATATGTTCAAGATAGTGCTTCTTTATACCAAGCTACAATAACAGCCGCAGATTATATAAATACATTTGAAGATACTATAGCTTTTTCATCATTTTCATTTGGTGGTGGTGGTTCAGTTCCAAGTGGAACTGTAAGTTCATCGGCACAGATAACTTCAGTAATAAATGATTCATACATATCAGCATCAGCCGCAAGTAGTGGGTTTGGTAGTGGTGGTGGTGGAACATCTGATTTTACACAACTTACTAATGTTCCAAGTGGATTAGTAAGTGGTTCATCACAAGTAACGGTTACAGAATCACAAATTAGTGATTTAGGAACATATCTAACTTCAGTACCTGCTGGAACTGTTAGTGGTTCGGCACAATCTGTAACTCACATTACATCAGCTGATTTAGATATGGGTGGTAATAAAGTTTTATTTGGTAATGTTTATTCTCAATTATCTGATTTACCATCAGCATCAACATATCATGGAATGTTCGCTCACGTTCATGCGACTGGTTTGGGGTATTTCGCACATAGTGGTAATTGGATTCCATTAATTAGTAATTCTTCCCAAATAGTTAGTGGGTTAGATGGACAAGATATAACAGTTGGAAAATTAACAGCAAACGAAGTGGTAACTAATATAGTATCTCAATCTATAGCATTTGCAACAGGTTCTACTATATTTGGTGATGAAATAACAGATATACATCAAATGACAGGTTCATTAGTAATATCTGGCTCTATCTCATTTACAGGTGAATTAGATGGTGGAACATTTTAAAAAAGATAATTATTAAATTAGAGGAATAATAACGTGGCTCAGAAAATAAGATTAAAACGAAGTAGTACTCAATCGAGTGTACCAGATGCAGGTAGTTTATCATTAGGTGAATTGGCAGTAAATACATATGATGGTAAGTTATTCTTTAAAAAAGATGTAGATGGTTCTACCTCTATAGAATCTATAGTAACTACTAATTCAGAAATCACAGGTTCAGTAAACTTAGTGGGTGCTATGACATCATCACTATCTCTAATTTCAAACCAATCACCATCAGGTAATGTATTTACAGTAAGAGTAGGTGGGGCAGATAAGATAAACATAAATAGTGAAGGAACATTGATAATAAAACCATCAGCTACATTACCATCAGGAGTCGATGGTTCTTTGGCAGTAAGTGGAAGTAATTTTTTCATATATTTATAGTGTAATACTTTTAAAAATAATATTTATAAAAAGAATAAGATAACATAGTTATATTAACATATATTAACAATGAGTAAAAAATTACTCAACATTCAAATTTTAACAAAAATAAAGAGGAAAAAAAATGGCAGAATGGAAAAAAGTAATTGTATCCGGTTCATCACCTGAATTCGGTGCAATAACAGTAGACGGAACAGTCACAGCAAATGCGTTTGCAGGTGATGGTTCGGGAATTACAGGTATTAGTGGAACATCAGATAATAACTTCACTACAACCTTAAAGAATAAATTAGATGGAATTGCGGCAAGTGCAAACAACTTTAGTTTAGGTAGTGCAACAACTGAAGTATTAGGTGGTGTAATTGTAGGTACTGGTTTATCGGTATCTGACGGAACGATATCTGTATCACAAACAACCGCTAATGATTTTACAAATACTTTAAAATCTAAATTAGATGGTATTGCGGCAGGTGCAGAAGTTAACCCATCTGTTGGTGATGGTGGTTTAACACAAAAGAACTTCACTACAACCTTAAAGAATAAATTAGATGGTGTTGCGGCAAATGCAAACAACTTTAGTTTAAGTGCGGCCGATGGTTCAACACTTGGTGGTGTTATAGTTGGGACTGGGTTATCAGTTACTGAAGGAACAATAAGTGTATCACAAACAACCGCTAATGATTTTACAAATACTTTAAAATCTAAATTAGATGGTATTGAATCTTCAGCTACAGCAGACCAAACTGATGCAGAAATTAGAGCGGCAGTAGAAGCGGCATCTGATTCAAATGTATTTACAGATGCTGACCATACTAAATTAAATGGTATTGCGACAGGTGCAGAAGTTAACCCATCTGTTGGTGATGGTGGATTAACTCAGAAAAACTTTACTACAACTCTAAAAAATAAATTAGATGGTATCGCTGCTTCAGCAAATAACTTCTCAATCGCCTTAGGTATTGATAGTGGAGAAGGTGTAGCAGTTTCAAGTGGTGGAACGGTTAATTTGATAGGTGGAACTAACGTAACTCTTTCACAAGCAGTAGGTGGTGCAGTTACAATTACATCAGCACATGGATTATCAGTTGGTGATGGTGGATTAACTCAAAATAACTTTACAAATGCTGACCATAGTAAATTAAATGGTATTGAAGCTTCTGCAACTGCAGACCAAACAGCTACTGAGATTATTGGGTTATTAAACTCTGATTTAGGTGGTAACTTTACAATTGGTAATCAATCATCAGATACTGCTACCTTTACTGGTGGTGTAACTGTAAATGGTAACTTAACTGTAAGTGGTACAACTACTACTGTTGATACAGCAAACTTAAATGTAACAGACCAATTCATTAACTTAAACGATGGTGGTTCAGCTGCCGATGGTGGTATAGTTGTTGAAGGTGCTGGTGTATCATTTGGTTGGGATAATTCAGCTGGTAGATGGGCATTTGATTACTCAGGAGCAACTGAAGGACAAACTTCAATTACAACTGATTCTTTTGCGGTAACAGTACATAACTCTGATGAAGGTTTATCTGGTGTTAATACAGGTCAACAACAACTTGGTAATGTATTTGTAGATTCTACAAATGATGTAATTTACATTTACGCATAGTGTATTATTGATGATTAAAAAAGTTTTAAAAAAGATTATGGCAGAATTTAAAAAAATAAGAAGTAACATAAAGAGCACGGCAAGTAAAGATAAACAGATTGAATTATCATTAACGAAAATAGAGGTAGAGTTCCTCTTAAATGTTATCGCCAACTCTGACTTTAAAGGAAAGGATGTTCAGATAGTTTATGAAACGGCCGTAAAACTTCAACAGTTTCTTAAACCATAATCAATAAACTTTAAAAACCCTCACAGAAATGTGGGGGTTTTTTGTTTAATAAAAAATAATTACATATTTATTAATACATATCTTTGGATATTGGCCCCATAGTGGGGAAGTGGGCTTATAAAATATAAGTAACCAACCGTAACTAAAAGGAAAAAGAAATTATGCCAAATTGGAAAAAAGTAATCGTTAGTGGTTCATCTGCAGAACTAACAACGCTGAAACTAACAGGAACTTCAGGTCAATCTTCTGAGGCAACTTCATTAATGATTAATGGAGATGGAACAATAGGGACTAGAGAATTAGGTTCAAACGCATTTAACTCAAACACATATAATAATTATTCATTACCGTTAGCAGCATCAGGTACAAGAGGTGGTGTTAAAATTGGATTTACGGAATCAGGTAAAAACTATCCTGTAGAATTATCCTCAGAGAAAATGTTTGTTAACGTTCCTTGGACAGATACCAACACCACTTACTCTGTAGGAGATGGTGGTTTAACACAAAAGAACTTTACCACTACTTTAAAAAATAAATTAGATGGAATCGCGGCATCAGCAAATAACTTCTCAATCGCCGTAGGGGTTGATAGTGGCGAAGGTGTGGGAGTTTCAAGTGGTGGAACGGTTAATTTGATAGGTGGAACTAACGTAACTCTTTCACAAGATGGTGAAACTGGTGCAGTTACAATTACATCTACTGATAACAACACCACTTATTCAGTAGGTGATGGTGGTTTAACTCAAAAGAACTTCACATCAACATTAAAAACTAAGTTAGATGGAATCGCTGCATCAGCAACTAATGTTACTAATAACAACCAATTAACAAATGGTGCAGGGTACATAACATCATTTACAAATACCGTTGATATGGGTGATGGGTTTAAAATCGCTAACTCTGCTGGAACAGACCAATTTACAGTAACAGAAAATGAAGAAATTAGATTCGCTGGTAGTGGAGCAACATCAGTAGCATTTGATTCATCTACTCAAAAAGTAACAATCTCATCTACTGATAACAACACCACTTATTCAGTTGGTGATGGTGGATTAACTCAAAAGAATTTTACAACCACATTAAAAAATAAATTAGATGGTATTGCAGCATCAGCTAACAACTACTCTATGGGAATTGGAATTGATGGTGGTGAAGCTTCATCAGTTACTTCTGGAAACTCTATTGATTTAGTTGGTGGTTCAAACGTATCATTAGTACAAGATGGCAACTCAATTACAATTTCATCAACTGATACCAACACAGATACAAATACTGTAACTCAAATTAGAAGAGATAATGGTGGTACATATAGGACAGGGAACATCAACTTAGTTGGTGGAACAAACGTAACAATCTCAGAAACATCAACAGGTGTATTTAATATATCCTCAACAGATACCAATACTGATACTAACACATTTAGAACTGTTAAAGCAAATGATGGTGAAACTACATCAACATTAGGTGATTCCGAAACATTAGAAATCAAAGCAGGAACAAACGTTTCATTAACTGAATCAGCTGGTGTAATAACAATATCCTCAACAGATACTAATACTGATACCAACACAACATATTCTGCTGGTGGTGGATTATCTCTAAGTGGAACAACATTCAGTAACGCTGGTGTTACTTCAATTGTAGCGGGAACTGATATAACAATATCTGGTGGTACAGGTATAGTAACCATTAATGCGGCATCTCAAACAGACCAAAACTTTACAAACGCTGACCATACTAAATTAAATGGTATCGCTACATCAGCAAATAACTACTCATTTGGTGTAACAGTTGATGGTGATGAAGAAGCAGGTGTTACTATTGGTAATGGTTCTAATTTAGATATCTCAGCGGGAAGTAATGTATCTCTTTCACAAAATGCTGAAACTGGTGCGATTACAATATCCTCAACAGATACCAATACTGATACTAACACGACGTATTCTGCTGGTACTGGTATAGATTTGACTGGAACTACCTTTTCACATGATAATACTTCAGGTCAAAATTCTGTAAACAATTCTGGTAACACAGTAATTCAAGATGTTACTTTAGATACATACGGACACGTTACTGCACTAGCATCAAAAACATTATCTATTCCTTCAAACAACAACGAATTAGATAATGGTGCAGGATATACAACTAATAGTGGTACTGTAACTGGAACTGGTGTATCAAACAGAATCGCAAGATGGTCGGGTACATCAGCTATTTCATCTGTATCCGATTTAACATTTGATGGAACAACTTTAGTGGCAGGAACAGATGGTTCTACAGGTGGTAGAGTTAGAACTGGTGATGGTTCAGTATCATCTCCAGCGTTTAGTTTTGTTGGTGATAATAATACAGGATTCTATTGTTCCACTACAGATACAATTGCTGCCACAACAGGTGGTACTCAACGATTAACTATCAATTCGAATGGTATGAAAGTTAACAATGGGGCATTGGGTGTGAACGTAAACGCATCTACTACTAATGGTAGAATTGATGCATCAAATGATATTGTTGCATACTCATCTGATAAAAGATTAAAAGAAAATATTAAAGTAATTGAAACTCCTTTAGATAAATTAGATAAACTATCTGGTTTTACTTATAATTGGAACGAAAAGGCAAACAAAATTGCGGGATTTGATAAAGAAGAATCAATGGTAGGTGTGTTTGCACAAGATGTTGAAAGTGTATTACCAGAAGCAGTTAAAAGAGCACCATTTGATAACGATGGTGAAGATGGTTCTAAATCAGGTGAAAATTATCTAACGGTACAATACGAAAAATTAGTTCCATTATTGATTGAATCAATAAAAGAACTAAAATCAGAAATTGAAGAATTAAAAAGAGGTAAATAATGGCATTAGCATCATCAGGTACAATATCAGTAAGTCAAATTAATACGGAGTTGGGTAGAACATCTACTTCATCTAATACATCTCTAACAAGTTTAAATACCGGAGCTCATGTTTCTCTTAATTCGAACTCTACTTCAAAACCAAATTCATCAACACCTCACCAAATGAGTGAATGGTACTCATACAATCATTCCGCTTCTGGTACATCATATACAAGTATTGTTTTCTACTATTCCGAAGATGAAGGAAGTAAATGTGAATCAGAATCTAGTGTAACAGTTTACTATGATAGTTCAGAAGAAGTTGATGTAGATTTACAACTTTATACTGATTCAGATGGTTCTGAAACAGCCGCAGGTGGATATTACAAATATGTATTCTCAAATAGTGGTTGGGTTGTAAATGAAGATGGAGAGATTTCAGATTCTTACAGTTGTGGAAGGTAACTATCTGATAATCAACGTATTGTGATGATAGTGATAGTGTAACTGATTGATAATGAACAAGTTATGATGTATGGATTAAAAGAATATTTAGAAGGTCCTGTTGTATTTACAAAAACTGAACTATTAGAAAATCAACATTTTAATCATTATCAATCAATTATGTCAACCAATGAATCTGAGTTGATGAAGGAATCAGCGGATATTTTATGTTCCAATAGTGGTTCTGTTTTAAATGTAGGATTTGGTTTAGGAATCATAGATACATACATTAGAAATCACAATCCAAAAGAACATCATATAATAGAAGCTCATCCACAAGTTTGTGAAAAGGCGAAAGAGATGGGGTTTGATGTGTATTGTGGTAAGTGGGAAGATATAATAAAAGATTTTATAAAAGAGGGTAAACGATTTGATAGTATTTATTTTGATACATATTCTTTTAACTCTGAAACAGACCCACAATGGGGTTCTTTTACTAAATTAGTTCCTAAATTATTAAATTCAAATGGAATATATTCTTATTTTAACAACAATTCTGCTAAAATAGAAAAAGTAGAAGAAATTATAGAATCATTTGGGTGGGAAAAACACAAAAAAACAATACCAAAATCAAACATTTATAAATCTTATGAATTGATATGGTACATAAATAAGTGATTCTTAAAGATTCTCATATTTATATAAAAGAATTAGGAGATAGTAAATGGCAGTAAACATTCCAATATGGCCGGGCTCATCATCTTTCTCAGCTGGTAAAACACCTTTTGGGCATTATGATACCGATACAGAGTTTCAATCATCAGTTGATAAAACAGCTGGGTGGTGTGCAAAACGTTTGGGTTATCCTATAGTTGATATAGAACTACAGGATATAAACTTCTATGCTTGTTTTGAAGAAGCGGTAACAGAATACTCATCACAAGTTAACCAATTTAACATTAGAGAAAATTTACTTAATCTAAAAGGACATCCTACATCATCTAATCTATCACAAACTCAACTTAATGCAAATTTAGGTGGATTAATAACATTATCTAAAGATTATGGTAGTGAAGTTGGTAGTGGTGGTTCGTTAACATATTATACAGGTTCATTTTTAGCTCAACCTGGTAAACAAATTTATGATTTAAAAGATATAACTGATTCAAGTTCATCTTTAGAAGCAGGGGTAGTTGGAACAGATAATTTTGAAATAAAAAAAATGTTACACAATGCTCCACCTGCGATGGTTAGATACTTTGACCCATTCGTAGGAACTGGTTTAGGTTCACAACAAATGATGGATACATTTGGATGGGGTAACTACTCACCTGGTGTTTCATTTATGATGCAACCACTTTATGATGATTTATTAAGATTACAGGCGATTGAATTTAACGATAAAGTTCGTAAATCTCAATATGGGTTTGATATTCAAAATAATAGAATTAGATTATTCCCAATACCAAATCATACTTATAAGATACATTTTCACTATGTCTTAGAATCAGAACGAAATAATTCCATAATATCAGATTCAGTAGTATCCGATTTTTCAAACGCTAAATATGATAGAATTGAATATACACACATAAATCACGTAGGTAGAAGGTGGGTTGAAAAATATACATTAGCATTGGCTAAAGAAATGTTAGGTGCAGTAAGAGCTAAGTTTAGTTCTGTACCAATACCTAACTCAGAAATAACTTTAGATGGTGCCGATTTAAGAAGTGAAGCGGCCACAGAAAAAGAAATCTTAATTACAGAATTAAGAGAAAACTTAGAAGCTACTTCTAGAAAAGCATTATTACAAGCACAACAAGAAGAATCAGAAGCGATGGAACAAACTCTTAACAGAGTTCCTCGTGCAATTTATATAGGGTAACAAATGGCACTATTCGGTGGACAGAGAGATGCGGCACTTTTCAGAAAGATTAATAAGGAGTTAATAAACGATGTTATTGATACTGAAGTTTATTACTACAAATTAATTATAGATGAAACTAAAGCTAACCTATATGGTGAGGGTAAACGTAAAACCTACTATAATCCTATAAAAATACCTACATTAGTTGATAGAACAAATGCTCAACAGGTATTTGATGACTTTGGTTCTTCATACACTAGAAATGTAAACTTTTACTTTTTAAGAGATACATTGAATGATAAAAATGTATATCCAGAGGTAGGTGATGTTATTGAGTGGAATGATGAACAACATATTATAGATGTAACATTTACAAACCAATTCTTTGCAGGTAAGAATCCTGATACTTGGGATGGTGGTGATTCACAAGGATATAATTTATCTATTATATGTGAAACTCATGTTGCTAAGAAAAGTCAATTACAATTAAGAGATGATGTTAGAGTAGGAGTTAATAGTAATACTAACGATTTACCGATAGGAATTTAAAATGGCATATAAGTATAGAACAAATAGAGATGAAAAGGTAGATTTAAAAAAAATAGATAGTTCTTTTTCAGATACTCCTGAATTGAATAAAGCCAGACAGATTTCTCGTAGAAATGATGATGTAAAAAATGCATATATTGGTATTTACGATATTGATTTGGCATTTAAAGATTTTTTAGAAAAGGATGTAAGACCAACTATTGACGAAAACGGAAAGTTTATTCCTGTACCTGTAATGTATGCATCACCTGAAAATTGGTCATCTGCACAAAGAGATGGTTTTATGAGAGATGGTAATGGTAAGGTACAAACACCTCTTATCTCATTTAAAAGAAATTCATTAGATATTAATACAGAATATTCAAAACTAAAAGTACTTACAGATGAAGATAGTACTAGACCATTCGTAAAATCATATAGTAAAAATAATAGATATGATGCGTTTTCTCAATTAACAGGAATGCAACCACCAAAAAAGGAACAATACTTAATAGATGTACCTGACTATGTAAACATACAATATGATTTAATTATGTGGTGTGATTATATGGAAGATTTAAATAAATTAGTAGAGCAAGTAGTTTATTTTCAAGGTGGTGCATTTGGTGATAGATAT